GTGCTTGATATTCTAATACTAGAGGGGAATGTGATAGAGGCAGGTGGTTGGTATAAGTTTGTGTATGAAGATAAAAAGTGGAGAGCAGGTGATTTTTTGGAGATTTTAGCGGTGCAGCTGGAGAGAGTTTTTCCGGCTTTGGAGGGGGTATTTGGAGCTGAGATATATGACTATTTAGTGGAAGTTTTTCCGGAGTTAAAGAGGGCTGCGAATGAGTAGAGATTTTGCGACGAAGTATAGACCTAGGAAATGGAGTGAGGTAGTTGGTCAGGATCATGTTGTAAGGGTCTTGAAGAGGAAGCGGGATTGGAAGACTCTTCTATTTCATGGACCTTCTGGGACGGGCAAGACGACTGTGGCGAGGCTTGTTGCGATGTGGGTGAATTGTGAAAGTGGTAGTGATGATGTGTGTTGTGTATGTGAGAAGTGTAAAGCTATTCTGAGTGGGCATGCTATTGACTATAGAGAGGAAAATGTAGGGGATAGTAGGACGATAGAGGCGATGCGGGGAATAGTTGATTGGTTGATGTATAAGCCGGTGTTTTTGGTAAAGAAGGTTTTAGTGTTAGATGAGGTGCATAATTTATCTGTTGGAGCTCAGAATTTGTTGTTGAAGGTGCTTGAAGAGCCTCCTCAAAATGTTGTAGTTGTGCTTTGTACGACGAAGCTTGACGGAATAATTGAGCCGTTGCGGCAGAGGTGTCAAGAGTTTGAGTTTAAGCTTGTGTCTCAGGATGATTTGATGAAGTTGTTTGTGAGGGTTGTGAAAGATGAACCTAGGTTACTTGAGTTGGAAGATAGGATGTTGCGTGATGTTTTCTTTGAGGCGAGGGGTAGTCCTCGTCGGTTTTTGACTTTACTTGAGAGGGTATATCTGGGAGGTGAGGTTGTAGTAGAAGAGGAGGAGAAGGTGATGTCTGTTGTGGATATGGTACTATCTGGTGATGTAATGGGTGTGGTGAGAGGTGTGGATGATGTAATAAAGGAAGTTGGTGTGAAAAATGTGGTTCCGTATGTGGTTGGGGTAGTGGTGAAGAAGATAAAGCGGGCGTCTTCGTATCATGAAGTGGTGAAGTTGTTTGGGGTATTGAATGCGATGTCGTTGCCCATGGGTTTGTATGGTATCAGAGAAGAGGATAAGGTGTTGTATCAGTTGTTATCTGCTGCTTTGTGGGTGAAGAATTTGGAGGCAAAGTAGGAGGTGGGGTGGGATGGCTGATGTGGTGTTGAGTGTTGATGCTGTTTATACGTATGTGAGGACGGATAAGCATGAGGTGTATGGTGTAATAGATAAGGTGTTATCTGTCAAATTGGATTGGGCGAGGTGGAGTAAGGCGTATAGAATGGGGTTGTGGGATGGATATAAGAGGTTTTATGATATTTTGAGGAATAGGTTTTTGACGGGTTTTTTGACGCTTGTGCTAGCTAGTCTTGTGGATAAGGGGTATGAGGTTGAGGTGGAAGGTAAGGAGTATGTGTTTGGTGGGTGGGAGGGGGATGTGGAGAGTTTAGTGTTGAATGGGATAGATGAGGTGAGGTGGAGGGAGACGCAGTTGCCTGTGTTGCGGCAGGTATTGGCTTGTAAGAGGGCGGTAGTGAAGATGGGTACGGGGGCAGGGAAGACGGAGGTAATAGCGGGAATATTAAAAGCTTTGTCTAACGAGAGGGCGTTGGTGTTAGTGCATAGGGTTGAGTTATTGCATCAGATGGTTGAGAGGTTGAGGTTAAGGCTAAGTGAGGAAATTGGTATGATAGGGAGTGGGAAGGTTGATGTAGGGAAGAGGATTGTTGTGGGTATGGTCCAGTCGGTATGGATGAAGAAACCTCAACTGGCAAGATGGTTGAAAGAAGATGTTGGAGTTCTTGTGATAGATGAGTGTCATCATAGTTCGAGCAAGACTTGGGCTCAGATTGCTATGTTGTGTGGTGCGAAGTGGCGGTACGGGTTTTCCGGGACGCCTCTTGTTTATAATGAGGAAAGGGATTGGTTATTGCTTGGTTTGACTGGTGAGGTGGTGCATGGTGTGCAGGTGAAGGATTTAGTTGAGAAGGGTTATGCGGCAAAGCCTATTGTGAATATTGTAATAGTTCCTTTTAAGTTCAAGGGCACTTGGAATGAGGTGTTTGAGGAGGTGTATGGGAGAGATGAGCGGATGGTTGAGGTGTTGAAGGCTGTTTTGAGGCGGGAACTAGGGCTTGGCAAGAGGTGTATAGTTGTGTTTGTTGAGAAGATACGTCACGGGGAGAGGTTGCTTGGAGAGTTGAAGAAGGAAGGGTGGAATGTGGTGTTTGCGCATGGAGGTCGGGGTGATGCGGAAAGAGTAGGTATTTTGAGGAGTATGAGGGAGAAGGGGTATGATGTAGTGATAGCGACGACGATTTTTGATGAGGGCATTGATGTGGCGGGTATAGAGGGGGTAGTGTTCTGGTGTAGCACGAAGAGTGTGGTGAGGGTGATGCAGCGAATAGGGAGAGGTGTGAGGGTTGAGGCTGGTAAAAATGAGGTGAATGTATGGGAGTTTGTGGTTGACAATAGGTATATGAAGAATCATTTGAAGAAGAGGGTTGGGTATTATGGGAAGGAGGAGTTAGAGTGGAGGTTTTGGGTGTGGGCAGGGAGTGGGTTAGTTGAGATGAAGCAGGGCGGTGCTCAGAGGGAGATTTTGTGAGAGGTGAGAATGTTTTGGAAGTAGGATTTAGTAGAGGAGTGAGTGGTTAGGAGGTGGTGTGAGGTATGGCTGATATTCAGATAGATTTTGAGAGGGTGTTTAGCATATTGAGGGGTTTGAGGTGTGATTCGGGCGAGGAGTTTGTGGATAGGGCTTGTTTTAAGGGTTGGAGTGATGCAGTATTAATGGAGTTTGAAGGTGTGTTAGCGTATTTGATTCGGTTAGCTTTTTTGGTTGAGGTGATTGATGTGATGCGTCGGTTGAATAGTGGGGAAGGTGATAGGAGGGATGTGTTGTTTTTTCTTGTAGCGAAAGGGTTAGGTTTGAGGTATTTGTCTGAGGTTGTGGATGCTGCTGAAAGGGGACTTGAGAGGTTGTATGATGAGAAAGATTTTAAGGCTTTTAGTGTGTGTTTAGAGAAGATGTTAGATGAGTGTGTAGATGAGATAAGCAAGAAAATAGAGGAGAGGGAGGTGATGGTTCAGTGAAGGATTTTAGGTATTTACATGCTGATGTTTATCTAGTTCTTGCGGTATGGCAGGATATATCTGGGGTTGATGTATTGGATTATAGGGGGGCGTGTAAGCTTGTGAAGTGTGTGGAGGTGGAGGTGAAGGGGTGGCAGGGGAAGGGGCTTAGGGAGAAGGTTGAGTGGTTGTATGGGTTTTTGAAGTGGTTGTGGGTGGAGGGGAAGAAGCTTGGTGATGGGTGGCGGTATGTGACTAAATATGTAATAGATACAAAAGTAGAGAATGGTGTGAGGGAGGTTGTGGAGGAGTATAAGAGGTATGTGAGGGAGCGGTTTGGGAAGGATGTTTATGTGGATTTAATGGATAAGGAGGTGATAAAAGCGGCGAAGGTTGTTCAGCGTGTGGCGAGGGAGTTAGGGATGAGTGTGTATGAGGTGATAAAGTATCAGCATGAGTGTTGGGAGGAGATAAGGGAGCCTCTTGTATTTAAGAGAATGGCGGATGAGGATTTGGTGAAGAGGCGGATAAAAGTGAAGATGGATGAGGATAGACGGCAGGGTGTAGTTAGCAAGAGGTTTGAAGAGAGTAAGAGGGATTTGGAGGAGTTGGTGGCTAAGTATTGGAGGACCATTTTGTCTGTTGGTATAGTGTTTTATGTGTCAAAGAGGGGATGGCTTGCTGATGTAGCGAGGGAGTATTGGGAGAAGTTGAAGAATGCTGATTTATTGAAAAGGAATGAGTTGAGGTTGGAGTATTCGGTTGAGAATATAGTGAAGAGGTGGAAGGCAGAGGGATGTCCGGAGAATTTGCTTGAGTAGTAGGAGTAGTGAGATGGGCAAGTATCTTTTGGGGCAGCTAGCGGGGCATAGGTTTGCGGACAAGACGCTTGAGAATTTTGTATGGGGTGTAGGGAATGGTCATTTGAGGGATTTCTTTTATGGGTTGATTGAGAGGAGGGAGTGGGAGAAGGGGGTTGGGTTAGTGGGGGATGTTGGTGTAGGGAAGACTCATTTGTTGTCGGCTTTGTATAAGAATAGGGCGTGGGTGTCTGTATTTCAGGGTGGTGGTGTTCCGTTTTGGATTAACTTTTTTGACTTAGTTGTAGAGTATAGGGAGGATAGGAGGGTATTGAAGGAGTTAGTTGAGACTTATGATTTGATTTTTGTGGATGATATTTGGAGTGTGGGAGCATCGGTTGAGGAGAAGAATTTGGTTAGGGAGTTGGTGTTTAGGTGTTATGACAGCAAAAAGGTGTTGTGTTATACGGCAAATTGGAGTTATGAGAAGTGGGATGTGGATGAGAGGGTGAGGGACAGGTTGAGAGAGATGTGTGTGGAGGTTGAGTTGGTGGGTAGTTCGTTTAGGGGTGTGTAGATGGAGTGGTTTTTGATAAAGGCGGTGGTAGATGGTTTGGTGGGGAGTTCTGTGTTGTCTGAGGTGGATGTATGGTTTTTTAGTGAGGAGTTGGATAGGAAGGTATGGATGTTGTTGAGAAAGGCTGCTGAGAGAGGGAAGTTAGTAAGGAGTTGGGATGATTTGTATATGTTTGCGTTGATGGATGGGGCAGGTGATGATGTGTTACAGAGGATCTTGTGGTACAAAGGGAATGATGTGAATTTATCGGCGGAGTTAGTATTGGATGTAGTGGATAGGTTATGGAAAGAGAAGGTGGTAGTTGAAGGGGTGAAGAGGGTTGAGGAAAAGTTATTAAAGGGGGTGGATATAGATAGTGTGGTGGATGATTTGGGTAGGGTGTATAGGACTGTTATGGCGAGGTCGATAGGGCGTGTGAGTTTGAGGGAGGATGTGTTGGATGGTGTATTAGATAGAATGATTGGGTATGTGGTGGAGGAGAGGGAGGAGAGGAGGTTGTTGTCTGGATTTGTTCAGTTGGATGTTGTGCTTGGTGGAGGTTTTAGGCAGGGGTCGTTGGTGGTGTGGGTAGGGGCGACGAGTGTGGGTAAGACGATGATGTTGGTATTTCAGTCGGTGATGTTTATGTTGCAGGGTAAGAATGTGTTGTATATATCGCTTGAGGATAGCAAGGATGTGGTGTTAGAAAGGTTTGACAGGTTGTTATTTTCGAATGTGAGGAATGATGTGGAGGGTTTGAGCAAGAGGATTGAGTTGTTGAAGGGCATGGGTAAGGTTGAGGTGATGTATGTGCCTAGGATGTTGGTAGATGAGTTGGAGGGTTTGGTTGATGGTTTGGCGGATAGGGTGGATGTGGTAATGGTGGATTATGGGGATTTATTGAGTGTGGGGAGGGTGTATAAGGAGGCTGATTGGGTTGAGCAGGGTGAGGTATTTGAGAGGATGATGAGGATAGCGGACAAGTATAACAAGTGGGTGGTGACTGCGTCTCAAGCTAATAGAGAGGCGGTGGATAAGAAGGTGTTGTCGTTAGGGAATGTGAGTAGGAGTTTTAGGAAGGTGCAGGTAGCGGATTATGTGATAGCGTTGTCTCAGACGAAGGAGGAGGAGCAGCAGGGGTTGATAAGGCTTGTGGTGTTGAAGAATAAGTTTGGGAAGAGGGGGGATGTGATATCGTTGAGGGTGGTGAGGGAATGTGGATATTTTCGGGAGGAGATGATGTGAGGAGGTTAAGTTTATCGGCGAGTGTGTTAGGGGTGAATTGTTTGAGGAGGTTGTGGTTTATTGCGAATGGGGTTGAGGGTGCTGAGTTAGATGAGGCTACCAGGAGGATTTTTGATATAGGGAGGGCGCTTGAGCCTGTGGTGGTGGAGTGGGAGAGGAGGAAAGGCAGAGAGGTGTTTTATAATGCGAAGGGTCATGAGGATGAGCCTGATTTTGTGTTGAAAGTTGGGAGAGGTGTGGTGGTGGGGCGGTTTGATGCGATTTTTGATAGGGAGGTTTTGGTGGATATTAAGACGTGTAATTTGAGGAGGTTTATTGAGTTATCGGAGGGTAATATTTATGAGGGGTGGTTGGTTCAGGTGAATGTGTACTTTTTTGGGTTGAAGTTGGCGTGTGTTAGGGATGATATAAGGGAGCTTGTTGAGAGTATAAGGAAGGTAGGGATATTGGGCGTGCATAAGGAGAGTGGAAGGACGGTTGAGGTTATAAGGGATCCGGATGTGAGGTTGTTTGAGGGAGTTATGAGGAAGGCGGCTGAGGTGTTTAGTGCGGAAAGTGTGGAGGGGTTATCTATTGATGTTAATGAATGTAATTGGTGTGAGTTTAAGGTAAGGTGTAAGGAAGTAGGAGGTAAGTGATGGATCTTATTGAGTGGCTTTTGGCTCAGGGGGCTAAGGTCCGCAAGGGTGGTCAGGAGTATTGTGTGAATTGTCCAAAGTGTGGAGATGTGAAGAAGCATTTGTATATTAATCCTTATTTGGGAGTTGGGCATTGTTTTCGGTGTGGCTATTCTGGGAGGGTTGAGGAGATATTGGTAGATGGGTTTGGTTTATCGTTTAGGGATGTGAGGGAGTTGTTGGTGGGGTTTAGGAGGGTGAAGGGTGAGGTTAGGTTTCAGGAGAGGCGTGACGAGGTTGCTTTTCCTGAGGGGAGTGTAGAGTTAAAGTTAAAAAAGATAGGCAAAGGGGTGGAGTGGTTGATTAGGGAGTGGTGTGAGGAGAGTAATGTGAGGTATGAGGATTTAGTGGAGATGGGGTGTAGGTGGTGGAATGGGAGGTTGGTGATACCGTGTTGGAGGGATAGAGGCAGGAAGGAGTTGTGGTATTGGGTGGCGAGGGCGGTAAAGGATATGGAGCCGAAGTATATGAATTGTTCTGCTCCGAGAAGAGGGGTGGTATGGGGGTTGGACTGGTATGATGTGAGTGATGGGTATTTGTATGTGTGTGAGGGGTGGAAGGATGCGTATAGGATGAGAGGTGTGGCGTTATTGGGGAAGGAGGTGAGTGATGAGCAGGTGGAGGTGGTAAAAAGGATAGGAGAAGGGAAGGTTGTGAGGGTGTTATTGGACAGGGATGCGTGGCGTGATGGTGTGATGGTAGGTTTGAAAATAGGCAGGGTAGTTGGGTATGACAAGGTTGAGGTTGGCTTTTTGATAGGGTTGAAGGATCCTGGAGAGGGTAGGAGTAAGGATGAGGTGTTGAGGGCATCTGAGTTTTTTAGGTTAACTGATGGAGTTGGTCGGATGGTGGAGGTTATTCGTAAATGGATGGTTAAGAGGGTTGAGGAGGGTTTGAGGGTTTTGGGTGGAGGTGTGAGGGGTAGTTGAGTATAATGTAAGTGGAAGGAGTAAAAAATGGGAGGTGGGTGGTATGAAGGGGTTGGTTGAAGGTATTAATTTGGAAGCTGTGTATGAGTTGTTTAAGGAAGAGATAAGGAATTTTGAGTTAATTCCTGTTGAAAAGTCTCAGAGGGTCAAAGTAGAACCTCGTCAGTTGAGGTTATTGTCTTGTAATATTCCAAATTATTGGTTGTTGGTTGATGGGGTAGAGTGTGAGGTTTCTGGGTTTGGTTTGTATAGAGTGTTGGTGTTGACGGAGGATTTATGTTTAGCGGATTTTAGGGAAGATGTGCCATATTTACGTGTTGGCAAGCGTCTTTATGCGGCATGTCTACCGTTCTGGATTTATTTAACTAGTGATTTCATTGAGGAGAATTCTGTGTTTGTGGCGATGGTGGAGGAGGAAGTAATTCGGTATTTACTTGAGTGGGTCAAGAAAGTTGAGCTACCTGTGGTGAATGATGTGAGGGGTAGGTATATTGTGGATATGATGGAGCTGACGAGTTGGTGGAATGCATGCAGTATTTTAGAAGTGGTGGATGCTTGTGAGTTGAGTGGGAATGAAAATTAATAAATGAAGGGGGTTGGTAGTATGGTGAAGATACCTGATGTTGAAGATTATTTAGTTGCATATAGGTTGTTTAAGGAGGATATGAAGCGGTTTAAGTTAGTTCCTGTTGATGGAGACCGTTGGGTAGAGGTTAAGCCTTATCAGTTGCGATTTTTGTCTAGTAATATTCCTGATTTCTGGTTGTTGGTATCTGGTGAAAGGAATGATTTAGGGTTGTATAAGGTATTGGTGTTGACGTTAGGGGTATGTTTGGCAAAGTTTTCAGATGATGTTCCGTTGTTGTGGGTAGGGAGGTTAGGTGTGGCGGCTTGTTTGCCTTTTTGTATTTGTTTGAGCGAGGATTTTTTGAGGAGGTATTCGTTTTATGTAGCAGATGTGGATGAGGTTGTGGTGAGGCATATGTTAGAGTGGGTGGATCGTGTGAGGTTACCTGATAAGTGTAGTGTTCATGTGATGTATATAGGTGAAGTTCTAGAATTGATGACCCATTGGTATATGGGTTGTGTGGTAGAGGCAGTAGATAAGAAGGTTTTTGGTGTGTTAGATAATGAAAGCAAGAAGAGTGATCTTGATAAACAAAATAAAAACTAAAAGGAGGTGGGTGTTATGGCGTTAGATTTTGAGTTGTTGAGGAAGGAGTATTTGGAAGCGATAGCACAACAAGCTGTGGATGAGTATTGGGTGCCTGACTATGGCGAGAATCTTATTAGGGTATTACCTCCTCGTGATGGCAAGTTGTTCTACAAGAAAGTTGGTGTTCATTTCAAGCTTGTGGGGTCAGGGATGGAGTATTGTCCCAAAATTAGTGAGGGTTTAGCTTGTCCGGTGTGTGAGGTTGTGGATCAGTTGAAGAGATTGAGGACGCCGGTGGCGATGCAGCTTGTTAATCGGTTAGCTGTGGTGGAGCGGTTTTTGATGAACATTATTCCGCTCAAGGAGGGTGAAGAGAAGTCGATTAAGCAGTATTTAGCGCCGAAGACTGTAAGACTATCGTTATTAAAGACGGTTTTGGATCCTGATTATGGCGATATTACTGACCTGGAGAAAGGGCGGAATGTTGTTATTGAAAAGATACAAGGTAGTGGGGGGTTTGTGAATTATACGGTTAGAGTTAAGCCTCGTGAGATTTCGATAAGGGAGATTTTGGAGAGAGAGTTGTATATGGAGGAGATTCCTGATTTGCATGAGTTTGTTTCTCGTAGGTTGAAAGGGTATGATGAGTTGAAGAGTATTTTGTATGGTGGGGATGAGGAGCTGGGAGTTGAGGGCTTAGTTGAGAGGTATGTGAGTGCTGGGGCGTTAGAAGAGGAAAGGAAAAGAGAGAGTGATGAGAAGAAAGCCGATGTTGGGGTTGTTGGTATGAAGGCGAAAGGTGGTTCTATGGATATTGATGAGATGTTGAAAATAGCAAGGCGAATTGTGGAGCAATATCAGTATAAAGAATTGAAAGATGAGGATATTCCGTTTTAGGAGTGGATAATGAGTGATGTGGTATGTTTATCTTGTCCTTTGCGTGGGAAGAGGAGGGTTGATCCTGAGGGAGATTTGGGAGCAGAGTTAGTGCTTGTTGGGGAGGCTCCTGGTGAGGAGGAAGAGCGCCAGGGGCGTCCCTTCGTTGGTTATTCAGGCAAGATTTTGAAGACGGTGTTAGAGGCGATAGGTGTAGATTGGTCTAAGGTTTATATCACGAATGTAGTCAAGTGTTATCCTCCGAATAATCAACTGTCAAAGGAGATTGTGAAGTGTTGTAGGGTGAAGTTGGAGCAGGAGTTAATGCGTTTGAAGGGGCGACGGTTGATAGTGGCGTTAGGGTCCACAGCGAAAGAGTTTTTTGAGGTCCCTGGGGCGTTATCTGATGTGAGGGGTAATATTGTTGATACGAAGTATGGAAAAGTGTTAGTAACTTGGCATCCGGCGTATCGTCAGATGTTTAATAAGGATATAGTTCTTGATGTGAGTCCGTATGAGCAATTTGTAAAGGATTTAGTTCGGGGGTGTGTATTTGTTGAGACTGGGAAGTTGTATAGGAGGATTAGGTATGATGTGGTTGATGGTGTGAGGTTAGATGAAGTGTTATCGGTGGTGGGGGGCAAGGAAGTTGCGCTTGATTTTGAGACGGTTGGGAGTGATGTGTGGCATGGAGAGTTTAAGGTGTTGACGGTTGGGTTAGCGGTTGATGGTAGGTGTTATGTTGTGGATTTGGAGAGGTTGGGTGAAGATAGAGCAAGGGAATTTATGAAGGAGGTGTATAAGCGGGCGAGAAAGTTAATTGTGTATAATGCTGGGTTTGATGTAGTACTGGGTGTGAAGGAGTATGGTTGGGAGTTGCATGGGAGGAGTAGTGATATAGAGGATGTTCAGGTGATGTATTATTTGCTTAGTGGGAAGGCGGTTCCGGGTGTGTCGTTGAAGCGGTTGGCGTTAGATTTTTTGGATGTGGGGCAATATGGAATAGACTGGAAAAAAGTTGATATTAGGAGGTTAGAGAGGGAGAGGTTGTATGAGTATAATGCGATGGATGCGCATGTGACGTTGGAGTTGTATAAGTTGTTTAAGGAGAAGCTTAAGAAGGTACCTCTTCGGTGGAGTGAGATATTTGGGAGGGTGAGTAGAAGTTTGTGGGATGCGTATGAGGTAGTGAAGGGGATATTAAATTTGAGTATTGAGTTGCAGGTGAATGGGATGTATGTGGATGTGGAGTATTTAGTTGGGTTGAGGAAGGAGTTAGAGGAAAGGAAGAGGAAGTTTTTACGTGGTGTTGGTAGGGTCAATTTAAATTCGCCGAAGCAAGTGTTGGAGTGGTTAAGGGAGGTTGGTATTGAGATTGAGTCGACGAGGAAGGAGGTTTTAGAGGGAGTTTTGAAGGTTCAAGGGGATAGGTTATCTGATGAGGCAAGGGTGAGGATAGAGAGGTTGCTTGAGTACAGGGTAATAGAGAAGCTGCTTGGGACCTATGTGGAACCATTTTTAGAAGAGTGGATAAGGGCTGATGGTTGTATTCATTCGAAGTTTTCTGTAGTTGGGACGGATACAGGGAGACTTGCATCATCTGAGCCAAATTTGATGAATATTCCAACGAGGTTAGGTCCTGTTTTGGAGAAGGCTTTTGTGAGCAGGTTTGGTGAGGATGGCAAGATTGTGAAGGCGGATTTTAGTCAGCATGAGTTGAGGGTTGCGTGTCAGTATTCAAAAGATAAAAAAATGAAAGAGTTTTTTGAGTCTGGTGTAGACATTCATACGAAGGTGGCGATTGAGCTGTATGGAATGCCTCAGGATGCGCCAGAGGAGGTAAGGAAGGAGTATAGGAGGAGGGCAAAAGTGTATAACTTCGGAGTAATTTATGGGATGAGTCATGTAACTATATCAAAAGATTTATCGATACCTATAGAGGATGCTAAGAAGATGCTTGAAAAATATTTTCAGATGTTTTCTGGATTAAAAGTTTGGCTTGATAGAGTAAGAGAATTTGTTAGGGAGGTTGGTTATGTTAGGTCAATGTTTGGTAGATTTAGGTGGATAGATCCTGTTGGAGATATGGAAGGTTGGAAGCAGAAGGCAGTGAATACACCTGTACAGAGTGCGGCGAGTGATATTGCTGCGCTAACAGCTTGGAGAATAGTGGAAAGGTTGTATAGGGAAGGTTTTCGAGGTAAGGTAGTGAATTTTGTCCATGACTCTGTGATTGTAGATTGTCCTGGAGAGGAAGTGGAAGAGGTTTGTCGTATAATAAAAAAAGAGGTGAGAAATATTGAGTTACCAGATGAGAAGTTTGTAGAGTTTGATATAGATATTGAAGTTGGTAAATCTTGGGGAGAATGCAAAGAGATCTAGTTGTAAGGTAGATGGCTAGTAAAACTAGTAGAGTGAAACTAGGTTGTTTTTATTGCGGTAAAGAATTTGAGGTAAGGTTATCAGAGGCGAATTTTCGTAAATTTTGTAGTAAAAGATGTGAAGGTTTATATAGAAGAGTACGGGTAAAGTTGATTTGCTTTGGTTGTGGTAAGGAGTTTGAGGTGAGAAAAAGTGAGCTGAATTATAAACATAATAGAAAGTTTTGTAGCTGGGAATGCTACTTAAAGTATATAAATAGTGAAGAAGGCAGAAAACGAGTGTATGAGATTGTACAAATTGTTGCTCAAAAGAACAAGAAATCTGTTAAGATGAAGTGTTCCTATTGTGGTAAGGAATTTGAAGTAATAGCATCTTTGGCAGGATCTCGTAAGTTTTGTAGTAGGAAGTGTGCTGGTTTAGCTAGAAGAAGGAAAGTGAAATTAATTTGCCGTGGTTGTGGTAGAGAATTTGAAGCAGACGAATGGTTAGTAAGGAAAGGCTATGGTAAGTTTTGTAGTCGGGAATGTTGGAGAAGGTATCTAAATAGTGAAAAAGGCAAGGCTATGCGTTCTAAGATTACTTCTGCTTTGTGGCAGGATCAGGAGTTTAGGCAAAAGGCGACTCGTGTATGGCAAGATCCTGAATTTAGAGCTGAGTTTATTAAGAAAGTAGTAGAAGTACGAGAGGTTAGACCTACCCGGCTGGAAAAGGTGGTAGACGATTTGTTGCAAAATTCTTTTCCTGGGGAGTGGATTTATGTGGGTGATGGAAAGATGATTGTAGAAGGGTTTATTCCTGATTTTGTTCATAGAGAGAAAAGATGGATAATTGAAGTGCATGGAGACTATTGGCATAGTTTACCTGAGAATAGGAAACGAGATAAGATAAAAACAAAGGTATATATTGAAAATGGTTATAAAGTGTTGGAGATTTGGGAAACTGAGGTGTATTCTGATCCTAAGGCTGTTGTAGAAAAAGTGTTAAGTTACTTTTATGGAAAAGTTTTTGGAGTTTGACATTGATGTAGCGGTTGGGAGGTCGTGGGGAGATTGCAAGGAATGGTAAGGTATGGGTAAGAGGTCGATTAAGGTTGGGAAGGGGTTTGAGTATAGGGTTAGGGATTGGTTTAGGCGAGCTGGGTTTGAGGCGAATAGGGTTCCTGTTTCGGGGGTAGCTCCTGCAATGAGAGGCGATGTGATCGTTAAAATTGATGAGGGGTTTGAGTTGTTTATAGAGTGTAAGAGACGAACAGGTAGTTATAAGGAGTTGTTTAGGTGGGTTGAGGAGGCGGTAGGGAAGGGAGTAGATGTATTGGTATTAGGTGTGGGTAGGCAGAAGCCTATTGTGGTTATGAGGATAGATAAGTTTATAGGATTGATATTGAAGGGGAGGTGATGGGTATGTTGAGAGAGTGTTTTGGGAGGTTTGGGGCGGGGGAGTGTATTGGGTGCAATCTGTTTGAGATGTGTTCTGGATATTATGTGGTGAGTGCAGTTGGTAAGTGTCCGATGTTTGGCGTAGGGTTTGAGCATGGGAATGAGATGTGTCGGTTGTGTTCGAAGTATTTTAATGGGGAGGAATGTAAGGGTTATTCTAAGAAGAGGCGGGGCAAGGTGTGAGGTTTTTCTGGGTATAATGTAAGTGGAAGTGGAAAATGAGGTGGGAGGTGGGTGTATGGAAGTGAGAGAGGTGTTAGATAAGGTTTTTCAGTTTTTGACAAAGATTTTTCGGGCTCCTTACAGGTATAGAGTGGAGGTGGACCAAAGGTATAAGGGGGTAGATTGTAAGGTTGTTGTCTATGAGCGGAAGACTGGGGATGTTTATTTAGCTCTTCGGAATGAGACTTATGAGTTGATTAAGGAGGTTGCAGAGAGGGGCACAGGAAGTTTGAAGTTGAAAGCTGAGACGGTGTTGGACTATGTAAGGAAGTTGATTGATGAGGAACTTTGGGAGATTGAGGTAGTGAGGAGCTTGATGTATTGGGCGAAGCATTTAGTGAGGAGTTCAGAGCTTAAGGATGGCAAGATCATTATTCGTGTTGAGGGTATGACTTTTGAGTTGTTGGAGGAAAAGGTGAAGGAGTTAGCGAAGGTTAATGCTGATATTCGGAGATATTATGAAGAGTTTCTTGATAAGGTTTGGATGGTGAAGAGGAGTGAGAGGTTGAAGTTGTTATGGGATGAGATAGAGAACAATTGGGTTAGGTTAGTTTTGCTTGGGAAGATGTTGAATCCTGTTGGGATTGGTAGAGGAGAGGGGAGAAGTGGGGTGTATTATAGTTTGAGGTTTGAGCTTTTGCCTAGTGAGGTAAAAGCGAAGATAAAGGATTATTTGATCTATTTGAAGGACACGAGAGGGATACGGGATATAGATTCTGTTGTTTTTCCTGGGCTGATCAAGCCAAGTCGCATTCCTCCTGGGTGGTATGTTTCTGATAGGCATAAGGAGACTGTTGAGACGATATTGAAAGAGATGGCTAGTAAGTATGCGACTGACGAGGACATTGCGATTGTTAATGAGTATAGGAGGTTAGGTGGGAGGTAAGGGTGTGAGGTTTTTCTGAGTATAATGTATGTAGAAGGATGAGATGGGAGGTGGGAGTATGAGGTTTAGTGAGATGGGAGGTAATGAGTTTGAGAAGTTTTTGAGGGAGACTTTGGTGATAGATGATAGCCGACTTGAGGAGGATTTGAGGGAGTTGAGTTATAAGTATGCAGAGTTAGGGGTGTTATTAGCAAGAGCGAAGGCGGAGTATGAGGGTAGGAGGTTAGAGTTTCAGGTGCTTGAGGCAAATTTGGCTAAGCATTTTAGGGAGACGTTGCCTAAGGTGACCGAGAAGGCAGTTGAGGAGGCGGTGGTGAGGTCTCCTGAGTGGCAGGAGGCGAAGAGGCGTGTTATTGAAGCAAAGCAGGAGGTTGATTTATTGTCGACTTTGGTTCAGGCGTTAGAGACAAAGCGTGATCTTCTGATGACTTATTTGTCGTGGAAAAAGGAATTGGCGAAAATGAACAGAGAGATTGAGTTTTAGCTAAATAAAAACTAAAAGGAGGTGGGAGTATGGAGAGGTTTGTGTTTTACGAAGGAGTAGCTTCACTTGAGTTGTTAGAAGCTAGGAGTAAAGGAAAGATTTTAGAGTTGTTGAAGAAGTATGGTCTTCCTCACAAGAGGTATGCGTATGGGGAGGTGCCGATTGCATTTGAATTTGAGGAGGTAAAGGTTGGGTATAGAGGTCTTGTTAGGAGGGCGAAGCTTTCTGGTAGGGTTCGGGCTCATGTGGATTTGGGTTTGGTGTTGTTAGAGAAGTATTGTAATGGTGAGTATCCGATTTATAAGGCAAATTCTCCAATTGATTTGGAGGGTGATGAGTTATATACTGATCAGGAGTTGTCTGAGAGGTATGCGATACAGCAGTTGTTAGAGAGGTTAACTCCTGAGGAAATTGATGCTGTGAAGGAAGAGGTGAAGAGTAAACTTAGTAATATTATGACTATTGAAAGAGAGACAAACAGATGGGTTCCGTTTCCTCGTCCTCATGTTGTAGATTTTGATGAGGTATTTGCTTAATCAAATTTGAAGGGAGGTGGTGGGTATGGCTGAGGTTAAATATGCGGAGTGGTTGGATGAGTTGTTAGAGAGAGGTTTTTATTTGTCTGAGTTCAAGAAGTTGGTTCAGGAGAAATTTCCTGAGGAGAAGATTGATTTGTGGAGGTTTTTACATCGGAGAAGGAAACAAGGATGGAAGATTGAGATGAGAAAAGAGGGTAATGATACTTTTTACAAAGTAATAAGTAAGCCTGAAAGGTGGAAAGAGAGGGTGTTGAAGAAAGTGGATAAGGCTGAAGTGAGGAGTGGTGAGGGTAGAGAGAGGGTGTTATGTGGTGTGGGGGTGTATGAGTTGGAGGTTTTAGGTGGGAGGTATAGGATGAAGGTGCGGGTTGGTTCGGATAGTTGGGAAGTAGAGTTTGAGGGTCGTGCGGTTGAGGATATGTTGAGAGAGTTGTGTGGTAAGGAGGTTGAGGTAAAGAAGATAGAGAAGCTTGGTCAGGTTGAGAGAGGGGTGTTTAGTTTGTATGAGGTTATATAAGTAATATTGTATAAATATAAGCGAGGGGGTGGGAGGTATGGTGAGGAAGATAGTTACGCACAAGGAGCCGAGGCATTGGGATGATTTTATTGCGGTTGCGTTATTGAAGAGGAGTTATCCGGATGCGTTAGTTGAGTTTGTGCATCCTCAGCAGGTGCCGCAGGAGTATTATGAAGATAGGGAAGTGTGTCTGGTGGATGTGGGAGGTAGGTATGAGCCGGAGTGGATGAATTTTGATCATCATCAGGATGTGAGTTTGAATTGTTCGTTGGTATTGGTGTTGAGGCATGTTTATGGGTTATCTGTGATGTCGAGGGTGTTGAGGTTTATTGATGTAGCGGATAGGTTTGGTGTGAAGAGGGCAAGTGAGGAGGTTGGGGTAAGGTTAGATCCGCAGGAAGATGCGATGAGGAGGGAGATATTGTTGATTGATTTGAATAGGTATGGAGGTGAAGTGGGTAAGGTATTATGGGATACGTTATTGATTGATGATTATTCGTTGTGGATAAGGAAGGTGTATGCGGCGTTGGATGAGATAGGTTTATTGGATGAGCCTCGTCGGAAAATAAGAGAAGAGGAGGAGAGGTATAGGGAGAAGGTGGGTAAAGTTGAGATTAGGGAGTATGGTGATGTGAAGGTAGCGTTTTCTGCTGAGAGTTTGGCACCATACCACTATAGGTTCTTTCAGGAGAGTGGGGTTGTTTTGTTGGTTGAGAGGAATTCTATGAGTAGGGAGCATACATCTGTGATAAAGAATACGAATTTGGAGTGGGCGAAAGATATAGATTTGAGCAGGGTATTTGAGGAGTATCCGAGAGTGTTTTTGCATCCGAATGGGTTTATTGCGGTGATTGGGGTCCGGTATGAGGAGGTGGACAAGGACAGAGTAGTGAAGTTAGTAGTAAATAAGAGTATTTAAGGAGGGTGGGTGATGAGTGTTTGTACGATTTTTTATTATCCGGTTGTTTATGGAGAAGGTATTGTTCGTGATGAAAGTTTGCCGTTAGTTGATAAAGTGCTTTCTGTTGTGAAGGAGAGGTTAAGTGGTGATATTTTCAAGTCGATAAGCTTTAGTGTTTATAGATGGAATGATGTTTTTATAGTAAAGCATTCAGTTAATTTTTGCATAAGACAACGGAGGAAGATTTGTTTCTTACGGTTTTGACAGTTAATAAGAAACATGTAGCTATTGTTGATTGGGTTGATTTGTCTCGTATGAGTGTATTTATTTTACCGTCTTATGTTCTGAATGATTATTTGACGAGTTTGATAAAGAGGGGCTGGTCTGTAGTTTTGTCTTTTGAGGATGAAGTGGAGAAGAGGAAGAGGAGGTTTGGGTTTAATTTTTCATGTTTGAGGAATGTATTCAAGGAGGAATGGGAAGAGTTAAAAGAGTTAAAGGGTAGTACGAAAGACAAGGGTAAGGAAGGAGATGAGAAATGAGAATTTTTAGCTTTGGTGATATTCATGTAGGTCCTAGTCGGTATCAGTGGGTGAGGGAGCAGGAGGACAGGCTTTGTGATTGGGTTTTGAGTAAGGTAAAGGAGTGGGGATGTCAGCGTGTAGTATTTCTTGGAGATGCGTTTAGGGATAGGATGCATAGTGGTCGGGATAAGGATAGGGTGTGGTTTTTGTTTAGGGAGTTGAGTAGGGAAGTGGATGTAGTAGTAGTGGCAGGTAATCATGATTATTACGACAAAAGGTGTGAGGAGAGTGGGTTAGAGGTGTTGAAGGGGTTGGAGGGAGTGCGAGTTGTTGATATGGTGGTGTGTAGTGAGCGGGTGGGAGGTAGGGATATTATGTATGTGCCATGGAAGTGGTGTATTCAGGAGTCAAGGGGAAGGTTGGAAGGTGATGTAGTGTTTGGGCATTTTGAGTTGAGGGAGGCGGTAGTGTGGGAAGGGAAGGAGCAGGTAAGCTTGGATGATTTTGAAGGGGTAAAGTTAGTGGTATCAGGGCATATTCATAAGAGGCAGGTTGTTGGGAAGGTGGTATATGCAGGTGTTCCGTTTCAGCGTGGTTTTGGGGATGGGTTAGAGGTAGGAGGTGTGGTTGTGGATTTAGATTTTTTGAGGTGGGAGTGGGTTGATGGGTATGGTGTGAGGTTTGTTCATGTGGACAGGGTAGAGGATTTGGAGGTGTTGGATGTGAAGAATTGTTATGTAAGGGTTAAGGATAGGGATTTGGCGAGCAGGGTGAGAGGGTTGGGAGCGGTAGGGGTTGAGTATTTGCTTGAAGTAGTGAGGGGGTATGATAGTGAGGCGAGGTTGTTTCAGTTGGAACATGTGAAGGTTGATGTGTGGAAGATACTTGAGGAGTATGGGAGGAAGGTGTTGAAGGTAGGGGAGAAGGAAATTCAGTGGGTGAAAGGTTTGTTGAAAAATTAAGTAGGAGGTGAGAGTATGTGGGTAAGATTAGCAAATAAGGTATTGAATTTGGACCATGTGGTGATGATTGAGTTGTTTGAGGGGTCTGATGGTCGTAGGATTGTGTTTCGTTTTGTTGGAGATGGGGTGTTTCCTGTATGGGAAGGGGTGTCAGATATTAGTAAGGATGAATTTGAGGTTATGTGGAATAAGTTAAAGAGGTTGCCGAGTTTTGTTGATGTTGAGTTTAAATAAGGAGAGGAGGTGGGAGTATGCCTAGGTCTAAGGTATGCGAGAGGTATCTTAAGGCTAATGAATTTGAGGTGAGAATTGAGAGGGAGGGTTGGGAGAATGTAGCTAAGTATTTGAAGGATGTGAAGTTTGCAGAGTTTCCTGAAGGCAAGGAATTAAGGCTAGAGTTTGTAGAGAGTAGAGATTTGGATGTATTGGTATTTTTTACGGAGTGGGTTATGAGTAAGAAGTCGCATGATGTGTTTATTAGTTTGGGTTCTGGACGAAGAGGGTTGTTGTTTAGTGCATGTTCGGTGGATAGTGTGATGATTGATGATTTGAATGCGTCGAAGGATGCGGGTGAGATTAATGTAAATGTAATATTAAGATATGTAGCGGTGTTTGTGGTTGATAAAGAGAGGGACAAAGTATTAGGCTAAATGCGGTGTGGTTTATGGGCGGCTTCTGACCCTTGTAGGGTAAGGGGTTGGAAGCCGCTTTTTATATTTATGTAAAAAGCAAGGAGGAGGGGGATGTTCTGATGGTTAGGTTAGATGAGAGGTTTGAGAGGGTAATTGATTTGATGGAGGCGATGCGGGTTGATGTTGAGGATGTGTTGTCTCAGCTTGAGGGGTTGGACTATGCGATATGTGGTGGGGTTGCTGTGGCGTATTGGGTGACTGGGAGGAAGCCCACTGTTCGGGAGCTTGATTTATTGATTAGGGAGGAAGATTTAGAGGAGGCGAGGGACAGGTTGAGGGAGATTGGTTGTCGTGTTGGTGGGTATGGTGGGGTTGATTTGGCTACGGTGGTGGTGAATTGTGGGTCGTTGAAGGTGGATTTGATTGTGGCTGAGAAGGCTTGGGAGCAAGATGGATTAGATATGGCGGTGAGGGTTGGCGATGTGAGGGTTCTTCGACCGGAATTTCTAATAATGATGAAGTTGAAGAGTGCGAGGGAGAAGGATGTAGAGGATATTGTTTTGTTGTTGGGCAAGGTGGATTTTGAGAAGTTGAAGAAGATGGTGAAGGTTTATATGGGTGTTCATTATGTGGAGGAGCTTGATGCGTTGAAAGAGATAAGTGATGCGATGGCTCGGAAGTTTAGTGCGAGTAGATTGAAGAGGTTTTCAAGGAAGTAGTGTTATGATGTTATGGGGGTGGGAGTATGGTGCGTTTCTTGGCATTGAAGGTTAGGGACCTCTTCAGTTATGGTCAAGCGGATGTTCAGTTCAAGCCTGGTCTTGTGTTGCTTGAAGGTCGGAATTGGGACAGGGATGGTAGTAGCAATATGGTTGGGAAGTCGGCGTTGTGGGATGCGTTGGCTACAGTGTTATGGGAGGAGAACAGCCGTGGTCAGGTGAAGGATGATGTAGTGAATAGGTTGAGGAAGAAGGGTAGTGGGTTGGTGTTATTTGAGAGGGAAGGGGTGGGTCAGGTTGAGGTGGAGTATGTGAGGGGTTCGGAAAGGAGGTGGGTAGCAAGGGTTAATGGTAAGGTGGAGGCGTACAATTGGGATGTGATGAGGAAGAGGGTAGCTGAGCTTGTTGGGATGAGTTATGAGGAGTTTGTGTTGACGAGTTGGTTTCAGCAGGGAATGATGGATAGTTTTCTTGTGAAGAGTGATGCGGAAAGGAAGGAGTTATTTATTAGGTGGTTAGGGTTGGATGTGTTTCAGAGGTTGAGGGAGAGGGTAAAGGAGAGGAGGAAAGAGGTAGAAGTTGAGTTAAGGGTGCGGAAGGATATGAGGGAGTTGATGGGAAGGTTGAAGGAGATGGAGGTGAAGGAAGAGGAGTTGAGGTGGGCGTTAGGAGTATTGGAGAGGTGGGGTAATGATTTGCCGATATCGGTTGAGGAGTATAGGAAGAGGAGGAGGTATGTGTTGGAGCAGGTGCAGAGGTGGCGTGATGCGTTGAAGGTAGAGGGTTTGATAAGGCAGTTGAGGAGTGTGAGGGATGAGTTATCGGGTAAGGTGGCGAATGTGAAGGAGAAGATGAGGTATGTGAGGGATGGGAGGGGTTGGGTATGTGGTTCTGAAGTAGATACTGAGAGGTTTGTGAGGGAGGCGAAGGAGGAGTTAGAGAGGTTATCTCAGTTATTGAAGGAAGTGGAAGGACAGTTGAGGGAGCTTGAGGTTGTGTATGTGAGGGGTAAGGGGATTGATAGGGAGAGGTTATTGAAAGAGGTATGGGATATGAGGAGGAGGGTAGGGGATGTAGCAGAGTATAGGAGGGCGTTGGAGGTTAAGGCGAGGGCGGATGAGTATAGGAGGCAGGTAGAGAGGTTGGGTGGTGTAGATTTTTCGGTGGTAGAGGAGTTGGAGTGGGAGTTTGAGACAGCGAGGAAGTGGGAGAGGGGGTTAAGTGATGATGGGGTGGTGGCATATGTATTGGATAGGGTGTTGGTTGTGTTTAATGAGCTTATGAGGAGGTATGGTGAGGTGTTAGGTATGGATGTGAGGTTTAGGATTGGTAGCAGAGGTCAGCTGGAGGTTGAGGTGAGTGATGGGTATAAGAGTATGAGCAAGCTTAATTGGTGGAGTGGTAGTGAGAGGTATTTGATAATGTTGGTTGTGATGTTAGGGTTATCGGATTTTCTTATGTATCAGGGGAAGGGGACGAATTTGCTTGTGCTTGATGAGGTGTTTGCGCCGTTTGATAGGGTGAATAGTGGAAGGGTGGTGGAGTTGCTTCAGTGGTTGAGGGGGGATGATAGGACAGTGGTAGTAGTGACGCATCATGAGGATGTGAAGAGAGGGATTATTGATTTATGTAGTGAAGTATGGATGGTAGAGAAAAAAGAAGGGGTGAGTAAATTGATAGTGGGAGGATAAAGATAGGAAGAGTAAAGAAAGTTTGTTTGAACTGTGGTAAAGAATTTGAGGTATATAGATGTGAAGCGAATAAAGCGAAGTTTTGTAGTAAGAAATGCGAAGGTTTACATAGAATAAGAAGGATAAGGAAGATTTGTATTATATGTAATAGAGAGTTTTGGGTAGATCCAAGTAAGAGTAGTAGAAAGTTTTGTAGTAAAAAAAAAATGTTTTGAGTTATATAGAGCAAAAAAGTTAACGAGGGTTTGCATAGTATGTGGTAAGGAGTTTAAAGTTTATAGGTGTTTAATTGAAAAGAATAAAGGAAAATTTTGTAGTAGACAGTGTAGTGATGAATTTAAAAAGAGAAAGAGATTAAGGAATGTATGCATATATTGTGGTAAAGAGTTTTTGGTTATTCCAAGCGGGGGTAATAAAAAGTTTTGTAGTGAGAAATGTTGGCAGAAATTTTTACAAGGGAGAAGAATAAGAAAAGTTTGTGTAGTTTGTGGTAAAGAGTTTGAAGTAAGGAAAAGTGAAGAAAAGAAAAAATGTTGTAGTTGGGAGTGTTATAGAATATATGTGAAAAGTGAAGAGTATAGAAGAAAACATTCTCAAAAAATAAAAGGAGCATGGGCAAGTTTGGAACGTAGGGTAAGGCAATCTTATGTAATTAAAATAAAGTGGCAGGATTTGAAATATAGAGAGAAAAATGTGAGAGCCAGAGTAGAAGTTTTTCACAAAAAACCTTCTCGTTTAGAGAAGGTTTTTTGTGATTTGTTGCAGAGTTATTTCCCAGAAGAATGGAGATATGTAGGTGATGGAAAAGTATTTATTGCGGGGTTTGTCCCTGATTTTATACATAAGGAGGAAGATTGGATAATTGAAATGAATGGGAATTATTGGCATAGTTTTCCTAAAGTAAAGGAACGGGATAAAGAAAAGAAAGAGGTTTATAGGAAATATGGTTATGAGGTATTAGAGATTTGGGAAGATGAAATAATGAAGAATCCTGCAAAAGTAATAAGTAAGATAGTAGAGTGTTTTTATGAGAAATAGGAGATATATGTTGATAGAGAGATAAGAAGTGAGTAATTAAAAAGGATGGTGGATTGGGATGAGGTATGGGTAGTAGAGAAGAGGGATGGGGTAAGTGAGTTGAGGGTGGAGGGTTGAGGTATGGATGATATGGTAAAGGCTTTTTATAGAGATGTGGTGGGTTATTTGGATTATTTAGATGGTGTGGTGGGTGAGGTGGGAGATGTGGAGGAGAGGAGGGTAGGGGTTTTTAAGCTTTTGTTTATGTTGATGTTATTGAGGATGTTTGAGGATTTTCGGTTGTTGTCGAGGGAGTATATTTCTGAGGTATTTTGTGAGAAGTCGTTGGATGGTTTTTTAGGTGGTATGTATGGTGTTTTAGGGAAGTATATAGATGTAGGGTTTTTGAGGGTGGATGTGGAGAGGTTTTTGGGGTGTAGTGGATTAGTTGATGCGTTGAGAAAGGTGTTTGAGTATAAGCATAGTGGGAGTAGGGGTTGGAAGGGTTTGAGGTTTTATGATTTTAGAGGTTTAGGGCATGAGGTTTTGGGTGGGGTGTATGAAAGGTTTTTGGGGTGGTTGAGTAAGGAGAAAAAGAAGAAGATGGGTGTTTATTATACGCCGAAGATGATTGTGGAGTATATGTGTAGGGAGAGTTTATTTTATTATCTTGTGGCGAAGTTGGAGGGCAAGGTAAGTGAGAATGGGATAGATAAGTTTGTGAGGGGTGGTGATGTATCTGGTGTGAGGGGGTATGAAGGTGAGGTGGATAGGTTATTAGCTGAGGTGAAGGTATGTGATCCGGCGTGTGGGACTGGTGCTTTTTTGGTTGGGATGTTGGATGAGATAGTTAGGTTGAGGAGGTTGGTGGGTGGTGTATCTGAGTATGAGGTGAGGAGGCATGCTATAGAGAATTCTTTGTATGGGGTAGATATAGATGGGAGGGCGGTTGAGATTTGTAAGTTGAGGTTGTGGTTTTCTTTGGTGGAGAGTGGTGATAGGGTGGAGGTTGATCCTCTTCAGTGTTTGCGGTTTAATGTGGTGCAAGGGAATGCGTTGATAAAGTTTCCAGAGAAGTGGTTGAGATGAGAGGTGGGTTTGATATAGTGATTGGAAATCCACCGTATGGGGTAAAGGTAGGTTGTATGGAGTATATACGGAGGCATTATAAATATTGTGAAACTAAAGGGAACTCGGCATCTCTGTTTATAGAGAGGGGTTTTGAGTTTTTGAGACAGGGTGGGATATTAGCTTTTGTAGTTCCTAAGTCAATAACTTTTGTGGATAGTTGGGAGAAGCCGAGGGTTTTGATTTACAAAAACAATAAGTTGCTTGTTTTAATTGATATAACGAAAGCTTTTGAAAGTGTTGAGCTTGAGCAAGTTATTTTGATATCGCAGAAGGGTAAAGACTTTGATGGGTATGGATATAAAGCTGGAAGATGCAGGGGTGGTATGATAGAGGTTATAAATGTGGTAAAAACTTCTGTGGCTGATAGGCTTGGGATTTTACCGATATATGTTGATAATAGAAAGTTGAAAATATTTGAAAAGATGCTGAAAGATAGTATATTGCTTGTTCATATTTCTGAGTTTTGTCGGGGTTTATATTTGCAAGGAAAAATTTTAGATCATGATAGGGGTGTTGAAGTAGTCAGGGGACGTAATGTTGATAAATATGCAATTTGTAAGCCTTTGGATAAAGTTGTTCTTACATTGGAGGAGCTGAGCAGTAATATAGTTAAAAAGTTGCTAAGACCTAAGATAATTTCTCAAAGAATTTTAGCTTATGCTAGGAAGTCTTTTGGTAGGGTAGTTATAAAGGCTACTTATGATGTACAGGGGCTTTTGACTTTGGATTCTGTAATGAATATTTTCTTAACTAATAGTTTATATCCGTATGAATATGTATTAGGGATAATGAACTCACGACTAGCAGAGTGGTTTTACTGTTGGTTTGTTTATAATGGGGCGGTTATGACTATGAATTTTAATGAAAGCTATTTAGGCAGATTACCTATTAAAAAGTTAACCTCTGAGACCCAACCCCTTGCAGACCAAATAGTCCAAAAGGTTCAAGAAATTCTTACACTTACCCAATCTCCCAACTTTGAGACCAGCCAAGAAAAACAGCAAAAAGTTAAAAAGCTTGAAAGGGAAATTGACCTGTTAGTTTATGAGTTATATGGTCTTACAGAGGAGGAGATAAGGCTTATTGAGTGTGGAGGTTAATAGGGGAGGGTTGGGTGAAGTGGTGCTAGATAAGAGAGTGGGAAATTTGGTTTTAGAAGTGTAGATAGATGATGTTTGAGGAAGTAGGAGTTGTGTGGTGTGGGGTAGGTATATGGTTTTGGGTATAATGGTAATAGAGAATGTAAATAGGAGGTGGGGTTATGAGGGCTAGGAAGAAGGACAAGGTGATGGTTGTGATGGTTCATGAGAGGTCAGGTGAGGAGTTGGGTAGGTTTAGAGCGTATTTGGCGTGGAGTGATGGGAGGAGGGGCAGGTTATTTGATGGTAGGGAGGTTGAGAGGCTTGGTGGTGAGTGGGTGTATTTTGTGAGGTAGGGGTTATGGGTGGTGTAGGCAGGTTATGTGTGATTTCTGAGGTTATTGATAGATTTTATGAGGTGGAGAGGGTTGGGATGGTATCATTTGAAGCGAGCAATGAAAAGGTGCGTGTATATGTTGTTGTGTATGGTGATAAGGAAGATGAGGTGTTGAGGAATAAGTTAATGAGAGTGGAGGAGGATGTTGTTAGGGATTTTCCGGGGTTAGCATTTGAGTTTTGTTATATGTCGATAGATGAGGTTGTGAGGAGGGATGGGTGATGTTTGAGTATGTGGTGTATGTGATAGTGGGGTTAGTTATTTTTTGGGTTTTAGTGACTTTAGTGAAAGAGGTGAGTGTTAAGGTGCAGTGTGTTGGTTTGGTAGATTATTTGGTAGAGAAGGGAGCTAAAAAGGTAGTTTTGGTAGTGCCTAAATGGGTTGGATGTGTGTTGGTGAGATTATATGATAGCGATGGGGTGTTTATAGAGGAGTTAGTAGTGAGAGGTGGGGTTCAGTGGTTTGTAGGAGCAATAGTTTTGGTGTTGAGGAGGGCAGGGTTTGAGGTTGAGGTAGAGAGGGTATGAGTTTTTGTGTTGTAGGTGAGGATGAGATTAGGGGACCTGAGTTGAGATAACAGTAGGTAGGTTTGATAAAAATGATTAGAGGAGGTGGTAGGGATGGTTAAGGAGATAAAGGTGACGGATGCTGGATTGTATGGGGAGAACGTTTGTATTATTAGGAAGGATGAGCAGGGGAATTACAGTTGCTATTCGTTGGACCAGGATCCTGATTGCAATAGGGCAGGGATGCCGGGTTTTGAGTATTTTGATCCGTGGGGACTGTGTAAGTATCAGTATAAGTCGGTTTGTGATGAGTTGTTTAAGGATGAGTAAATGAGGAGGTAGTGAGAGATGATAGTAAAGAGAGTTTTGTGTATTAGGTTAAGCTCAAAGTACGGAGGTAAAGTAAAGCGATTTGTTTATGATTTAGCTCAGTTTCAGAATTTGTTGAGAGTATTTATTTTGGAATGGGATAAGAGGGTAAATGATATTTTTAGGCTTTTTAATCCGAGTTTATTGTATTCGTTGTTGGCTGATAGGATACAGAGTAATAAGTCAGAGTGGCAGAGGAAGGAGTTAGAGGAAGTGAAAGGATTAATTGAAGAGGATGAGGTATTGAGGGGTTTAGTTGAAAAGTTGAAGGAGCAGAAGAAGAGGGTAAGGAATGCAGGAGCATGTGTTCAGATAATAAGGCAAGAAGTAAGGAATTTGAAGTTATGGGCAAAAGCATTGAAAGAGTATAAGAAAAGTCCTGGAAAGTTTAGAGGCAGACCTGGATTATCGAAGCCAAGGAAGTTGAAGAATTTGACAAGGTTTAGTGTTCCGGTTTCTTTTGAGGTAGATGGGAGAAGGTTGGTTTTGATATTGAGAACAGGTAGTAAGGAATGTAAGGCGGAAAAGGTGAAAGTATTGTTGCCTGAGGGTTTTAGTTATAAGGTGAAGGAAGTGAGGTTGGTATATGATATGGGATGGGTGGAGGTGCATGTAGTATATGAAAAGGAGGTTAGTATAGACAAGGCAGGAGAATATCAAGCTGGGATTGATATAGGGTTAGATAATTTGTTATCTGTGGTAAGTGATAATCCTGAGTTAAAAAGTTTTATAGTCTCAGGGAAGGAATTGAAGAGTTATAATCGGTGGTGGAATAAGAAGAGAGCAGAAGTTCAGAGTCATATAGATCAGGTGGAGAATATGGTGAAAGAGGAGAAGGATGAGGAGAAGAGGAAGATTTTAGAGAAGCATTGGTTATGGTTGAGGAAGTATTTATGGAACTTATGTAAAGCAAGAGACAGGAAGCTAAGCACTTGGATGCACCAGATAACGAGGAGGGTAGTAGATTTACTCTATGAAACAGGGCATAAGGTAGTTTATGTAGGGAGGGATGCAGTAGATAAGAATGGGATACCTTTCAGTAGAGTTGTAAATCAGAATTATGTTTGTATACCGCATAGGAAGTTAGTAAATATGCTAAAGTATAAGTGTAAGGAGTTAGGGATTGAAGTAGTGGAAGTTGATGAAAGGTATACAAGTAAAGCGTCTCCGATTAGTAATGATGTAGTGGAGGTTCAAGGTAAGAAGGTAAATGGAGAAGAAGTAGAATTTTCAGGGAGGAGGGTAAGTAGAGGTTTGTATAAGGATTTGAAGTTAAATAAGGTGTTTAATGCGGATTTAGTAGGTGCAATGAACATATTGAAGGTCGGAGCAAAGCTCCGTAGACTGTGTTTTGATATGAAGACTTTGTTTGTGAAGTTATGTAATCCTGTGAAGTTTAAACTTTACAATTTGATTTACAAAAGTAACCCTGAGTCCCTGTTCATTAAGACAGGGATAGGGGCTAGTAAGCCTGCTGTAAGGCAGGAAGCCTTAGCTCCTGTGTAAGGGGCAGGTGGCAAGTGGCTTGAGGAGTATCGGTTGCTTGGGGTTGTTCAGGCTATTGGTTATTGGGTTAATGATGGTTGGTCGGAAGAGCGAGTGCGTAAAGAGCTTGGAGAGGCAATTAGGTTGATAGATGAAGAGTTGGGTAAAGTGTATGGTGAGGGGTAGTAGGGGATGGTTTGGTATGTGGTGTTGATTATTGTTCTGGTAGTGGTGGTTTTAGGGGTTTTGTTTGTTAAGTGGTTTAGGGGGTTTGTTGAGAGTTATGAGAGGTTGTATTGGTATTTGGTAGAGAATGGTGTGGCTAAGGTTGAGGTAGTTCCTCCTGTTTGGTGTGAGTATGGTAGGATGAGGTTGTATGATAGGGAGGGGAGGTTTTTGGAGGAGTTGGTGGTGAGGAGGGAGGATTGGTGGGATTGTGTTTTGATGTGTAGGAGGTTGGAGCAAGATGGGTTTGAGGTAGAGGTAAAGAGAATTTGAGGAGGGAGGTAGTAGGGATGGAGGGATTAGTTAGGTGTTTTAGTTGTGGTAGTGAGAGGGTGGATGGTTTTGGGAAGGTGATAGATGGGAGTTGGGTGGATGATTATAGGTTATGGGGGACTGAGGCGTGGGGCAAGTGGGTGTGTAGTATGAGGTGTTATTGGGAAGTGGTAGAGAGGTATGGTTGGCGGTATGTTCCGAGTTGGGATGAGGGCAAGTGAGGAGAGGCATATTTTAGGTTATGGTAAAGTGATAGAGCAGAGGAGTTCCTTCTGTAGGAGGTAGGTAAGGGGTGAGAGATGGGAAAAAAGTTGGTGAATTTATTGGATGAGACTTTGGAAGTGTTAAGGAAGTATGGTAAGAGTGAGGAGGAGGTAGAATGGGTAGGGAGTGAGGAATGGGGGTGGTTTACTTGGGAGGAATTCAAGGAGGTTGCGAAGGATGTTTGGTATGATAACAGCTATGGGGTAGAGGAGATTGCGATAGATTTGGTAGTAGTTGGGAGTGATTGGTGGCTTGAGCGTAGTAGTTATGATGGTAAGGAATGGTGGGTATTTAAGACGAAGCCGACGAGACCAGCTGAAAGGAAGAGGCTGAAGGCGGTATGTATTAGGCAGGTAGGTCAAAGGTGGGTTCCTTGTAAGTTAGGTGAGTTGAATGAATAAGGAGGTGGGAGTGATGGATAAGAGGGAGGTTTTGGTGAAGACAAAGCTTGAGTTGAGGGAGTTTCAGCATTTGCTTGAGAGGTATAAGGATCCTCTTCGGGCGTATTTTGCATGGAAGGAGGGGGCTCAGTTTGATATTAGTTGGATGTTGGATAGTTGGATTTTTGATGAGAGGTTAGGTGTAGATGAGGTGAAAAAGAGGGTAGATTATTGGTGTAAGCTGATTGATGAGGATTTGATGTGGTTGGAGAGGTATCCGACTCTTGAGGAGTGGTTTAGTGAGTTAATGAAGCGTGAGGAGGTGGGAGTATGAAGGAGGAGTTGAGGGTTGAGGTTAAGGAGTTGGAGGCGGTTATGGAGGATGTAGTGGAGAAGTTGGCACGAGCTGTAAGGATAGCTAATGAGATGTATTTTTTGCGTGGGTTAATGAATGAGGTTTTTCAGAAGGTGATGGAGGTGCGTGGTAGGGTGAAGAGGATACGGGAGGTATTGGATGAGGGGCAGGCTTCCTGAGGTAGTGATAAGGGTTATACCTCATCGTGAGCATAGGTATGAGACGGTGGGGGATTATTATGAGGTAGGGGATGGTAGGTGGGTCATTGAGGTATCGGAGTTAGGGGATGTGAGGTATGAGTTTTTGGTGGTGGTTCATGAGTTGGTGGAGTGGTTTTTGTTGTGGATGAGGGGAGTGAAAGAAGAGGAGGTTAGGGCATTTGATGAGTGGTGGGAGGAGGAGGCGAGGAAGGGCAATGTTCAGGTAGAGGAGCCGGGTGATGATGTGAGGGCGCCGTACTATTGGGAGCATCAGTTTGCGAAGTTGGTTGAAAAGATGGTAGCGTTGCAGTTGGGTGTGGATTGGGAGGAGTATAAGAGGGTATTGGAAAGGTTGTATGAGGAGAGTTCAAAAAATGAGTGAAGGGGGTGAGTGGGTATGAAAGTGCTTGGTGTGCTCTGTAGTTGTGAGTTATGTTCACCAGAGAAGGCGGCATATTGGCATCCATGTGGGTGTCAGGTTGGGCGTGAAGTTGTTGGACATTTGTCTGGGCATAAGGTTGAAGGGGTTGTTGTGGATGGTGAATTTTATCCGTGGGAGCGTATGGTTCATACGGGTGGGAGGAATGCGGTATGGATTTATTTGGAGGAAGGAGAGGAGGCGATCTGGTTATCTGCGAACAAAAAGGGTATGAGGTTTGAGAATGAGGTGGCGAGGTTTCCGGCGAGTGTTCATAGTTGTTGGAAGGTTAAGAAGCATCAGGAGCTTGTGATAGTAAGGAAAGACAATAGATGAGGGAGGTGGGGTGCTATGAAGAAGGTAGTTGTGATGTTAGTAGTTTTAGTGTTATGTGGGGTGGTATCAGTGGGTGTTGCAGGAGATGTGCAGAGGGTAATTGCGGTTAGGGATGCGATAGGTAAGAGGGTAGCGGAGGTGTCGAGTGAGGTAAGTTATAGGATTGGGAAGGTGGATAAGTTAGGTTCGTGTAATGCGAAGTTAGCGGAGATGAGGAGGATAGCGTTGTTGGAGGCTGAGGCGTTTCTGCTTGTGAATGCGTTGAAAGAGTTGGACAAGATGGTGTTTGGGGTTGACTTGTTAGCTGCGGTAGTAAGGAGTGGTGCGGTGTTGACTGAGGTTAACTATATGGCGAGTGCGGAGTTGTATGATGAGGTGGTAAGGAATGCAGAGGATAATTTGATGATGTTAGTAAATTGTTCTTTTTGTACGCCTGAGACGAGGCAGTTGGCGAGGAGGGCGTTGCAGGTGTTAAGAGAGGAATGGAGGTAAAGGGTTTGTGGTAGGGGAGGTTGGTGGGTGTGAGGGAAGTGAAGTGGCGGACGGTGTGGATTGATGGGTTTAGGCAGAGGGAAAGAGAGTTAGAGGTTAAGGATTTGGGTGAGGAAGAGGTTCAGTTGGTGTCTTTGTTTGTTGATTGGTTGGAGGGAAGGTTGGGGCGGTTTGTATGGAGTGATGGGAATGTGGAGGAGCGTTTTTGCGAGGATAAGAAGGGTGGGTTTTGTTGTGATGGGTATATTGTAGATTTGGGAAGGTTAAGTGAAGTAAGAGATGAGATAATAAGTAGAATAAGAGGTGAGGGTGTATGAGGGAGATAGCGGTGTTTAAGGAACCTGTGAAGGGGAATGTGTTGAAGCTTGTGGTGTTAGATATGGATGAGGTTGAGGTGCCGAGCGTTCAGAGGGATTTGTCTGATAGTTTGAGGAAGGAGTTGATGTTGTCTATTGACAAGTTAGGGTTTTTGGTGCCGATTATAGTGGTTTCTGGGGAGTGCAAGTATAAGGTGATTGATGGGATGCATCGGTATGAGGCTATGAAGGGGTTAGGGGCGAGGGAGATTTTGGCGATTGTGGTTGATAGTAGCATGTATAGGTATATTTTAGATTTTAATACGGAGAAGCCTCCGTCTGTGCGGGATTTGGCTAAGCAGGCTTATCGGTTGTATATGGAGTTTTATAGGGAGGGTGGTGTGACAGTAGAGGAGGATTTGGTTGAGTATGTAGGTGAGCCTATGTTGATTACGTTTGGGTTTGTGTTGGAGGAGTTTGAGAAGAGGTTTCCTGTTAGTTTTTATGAGGGTTTTGTGGGGAAGATTGATAGTTTTTTGAGGGTATTGTTGGTAGAGGCTATTGAGGAGAGGCGCAGGCGGGCGAGGGTGTTAGTTGAGTTGAATGAGGTGGTGAATATGAAGTTTAGTGAGTTTGGGTGGAAAGATAGTTTGATGAAGGGAGAGATAGTGAGGAGGGCGGTGAGGAATGTGTATGGGGATAGGGTGAGGGTGATTGGTGATGATTTTTATAGGGCGGTTGAGTTAGTGAAGAGGGAGTGTGAGTTGTTAAGTGCGGAGGATTTTCAGGTTTAGGTAGTGTTTTTTAGGATGTGGTATGAAGTTTAGTAAAGGGAATTCACCTAACTGGTCTGAGGTTTTTTCTCATTTGAGCAGGTTGAGGGTGGATGTAGAAGATGGGAGGGAGTTGATTAGTTGGCTTGACGAGATGGTAGAGGTATTTGGGAAGGCTAAGGTTGAGGGAAAGATTAGTGAGGAGATGTATGCACATTTATTGAAGTTTGTTTTGTGTTTTTTGTTAGTGAGGGAGGGGAGCAATTCGGATCGTGCGTATATGTTGGGTGTGTGGCATCCGTCGCATTTGTTGAGGGTATTGCTAAGTGGGTTTGGGTTGAAAGGGATTAATGAGGTGTTGGAGGTGTTGGAGAGGGGATTGAAGAGGATTTATGAGGAGCAGGGAGAGGAGGTATTTGAGAGGGTAGTTGGAGTAATGTTTAGCGAAGTTTTTAGGCAGTTAGGTAAGGTGTATAAGTTAGGGG